CTAGATCCGCCCGCACCCGACGGCATCCCGATCGCCGTGGGCGCAGGACGAAATTGCCGGGGAGTGGCTCAGCTTGGTAGAGCACCTCGTTCGGGACGAGGGGGTCGCAGGTTCAAATCCTGTCTCCCCGACCAAATCAAAGCCTCGTAAGGAGCGATTCTTACGGGGCTTTTTTATGTCGCGGAGCGTCACGATCGGCCGGTGTGACAGCACTGTGCCAGGCTCGCCCCCGCCGGCAGCCGCCCGGATCTCCACCACCTGCCCCTCCCTGACGGCGATCCCGATACACGAGACCGCGCGGCAGAGCGTCTCCCACCGCAGGGACGTGTAGTCCGCGACGATGTCGCTCTTCTTCTTCGTGTGGGTGATCTCCCGGAGGACGTCGCGCACGGCACCGTCGTCCTGGGCGATGGAGATCATGGTCCGCCGGAGGTCGTGAAGGCGGCGCCGGGGGAGGCCAAGGCGGACCAGGTCTTCGTGCAGCCGGCGCAGCGCGCGGATGCCGGAGCGATGCTTCGCCAGGTCGTCGCTCGAGGGGAGGAGGAGGTCCTCTCCTTCGGGCGCCCTGCCGTACTCGGCCGGCCAGCCCTCGAGGCGCCAGGTCGCCAGGATCTTCGCCAGGGTGGGGTGGACGGGCACCAACCTCGTCGCGCCCGTCTTGGTCCGACCTAGCTTGGTCTTCTTCCGCTTCCGCGAGACGGCCTGGGCGACGGTGAGGCGGCCGAGGGGCTTGGTGGTGGTGTCGTAGCTGCGCCACCGGAGCGCCGCGAGCTCGCCCCACCGCAGGCCCCCGAGGCCGAGGATCGCGTAGGTCACCCGCCGGTGCAGGGGAATGTCCGGGTGGGAGATCAGCAGCTCGAGCTCCGCCCGGGTGAACACCGCGCCCGCTCTCCACTCCGGATCCTTGTCCACCACTTCGGGGAGATCCTCGCGATCGAGGACGAAGGGCGACGTGACGATCAGCTCCTCGCGCACCGCGCCCCGAAGGAGCTGGCGCAAGGTGGTCGCGATGTGACGCACCGTCCGCGGCGCCAGCGTCCCTCCTCGATTCGACTCCACGGTCGACAGGCCCGCGACGAAGAGGCGCACCTTCCGCGGCCGCAGGTCGGCGAGGGGAACGTCGCCCAGCTTCGGGTAGACATACCGCTCGAGGCGCTTGCGATCCTCGCCCGCCATCGCGAGGTCGCGGGCCTCGCGGCGCTCGAGCCAGCGGGCGCCCCACTGCCGGACGGTGATGGTCTTCGGATCGACGCCGAGCTCCTCGCCGGCTCTCACCCGCGCGAGCATCGCCCGCAGCATCACCTCGGCCTCGCGCTCCTGCCCCACCTCGAGGCCGGTCGACTGCCGCCGGCGCTTTCCTGTTTCGTCGTCGTAGTCGAGCCAGAGCTTGGCTCCTCGACGGACGACGCGGCCTCTCCCCACCGCCATGATCACCTCCGGCGCGCGAGCATGCGCACGACGGCCGCCTCTGGATCAACCGGGGCCGGGCGTTCAGTCCGCCGGCGCATCGCCTCTTCGACCTCCGAGATCCGAACCCGGTGGTGCCCGCGCTTGGCGCCGGCGCGCCGCTCCGGAAGCTTTCCGGTTCGGATCATCGCGAGGATGGTATCGGCCGAGCATCCGCAGGCCTTCGCCGCGACCGCCACAGGTACGAGCTCGTCAGCGTGCGACTTCGCCGGCGGCGGAGTGGGCGCTGCCCGGGCGGCCCCGCGGGCGGCGGCCTCCTCGAGGAGCTCCTCCAGCTCGGCGCGCGTCAGGGTCACGACCTGCACTGCGCTCATGGGGTCCCTCCGAGACGTTTCACCCTCGGGTAGGCGATATCGAGCAGCTTGTCGTGCTCCGCGAAGAGCCGGTCGATCTCCTTCTGCCTGGCACTCCATCTCGGATCGCTCGGCGGGATCCGCAGAAGCTCCTGGGTGCGCGCGGAGTTCGCCTTCAGCTTCCGCTCGGCAGCGATCTGCTTCGCCTCCTGGAGCAGCTCCTCCCACATCTTCGGCGAGAGGAGGAACCTGCGGCAGAGCGCTTCCTTCCAGTCGGCGCCCGTGACGTCGATCTTCATGCCCACCCGACCTTCTTCGCGCGGTGGTGCGGTACGCAGACCAGGCGCCCATCTCGCAGCTTCCACGGTCGACGGGTGCAGAACCCGTGCTTCGTTCTCGCCTCGCACTGGAGGCGCTTCGAGCAGGCGGACAGGGTTGTGAGCAACTCCGTGATGTAGGCCTGGTCGATACGCATCAGGCGCTTCGCTTCCTCGCAATCGGCGCAGATCATCGCCTACCTCCGGGAATGCTGGTAAGGCGCGGCCTGGGCCGAGGGCCCGCCGGCGGGAAGGCCTCCGGGAAGTCAATCCGGGCGGCAGCGAGAAGCCGGGGCGGCACCCACCGGCCCTCGACGATCCGGCGCGCGAGGTCCTGCGCGCTCCGCCTGGCATCGGCGCGGCGCACCCGTCGCCAGGCGATGAAGACCATGATCCCCACGTATGCCGTGAGCAGCGCGAGGGCGAGGAAGATGCGGACGGTGGGGCTCATGCCTGCGGCCTCGTGCGGACGACGTGGGCCATCGTCCTGTCGTACTCGGACAGCACCGTGTCTCCCTTGGCTTGCAGCTCGGCTTCCCAAGCGCCCGCCGCCGCGATCAGCAACCCGAGCGCGCACCCCACAGCAGCTTCGCTCTTGTCGTCGATCGCGCGTCTGACCAGAGCTTTGAACGCCTGGCCCTCGCGCGAGTCGTCGAACGCGGGGATGGTGCGGATCAAGTTGTAGATGGCGCCGAGCGCGAAGGTGTTGGCCTGGTGGTCCGAGAGGACGTGTGCTCCTTCAGGTAGCTTCATGGATCGTCACTCCTCACGCTGCGTGGCGCGCAGCCAGGCCCGGTAGCGCTCGAGCTTTGAGCCGCGATCCGGGAGGGGGGGGGGTAGCGAAGAGGGCTTCCTGGGCCGGCTCCGTGCGCGGAGCGAGCTTCCCGACGAGGCCACCCGACCCGACACAGGCGATGACCCGCTTCCGGTCGGCGTGCCCCAGGGGTCGGTGGGTGACGAGCTGCCAGCGACCGCGCGGCGCCGGGAGGGCGGAGACGCGACGGTTGCAGATCGGGCAGCTCTGCTTCGACGGCTTGCGCAGCTCGGTCACGACATGACCTCCGGTGGAGCCTTGAACGCCACGTCGCAGAAATCGGCCGCCGCGCGCCGAAGCTCGGCGCCGAGCTCGGGCGGATGGCCACGCGACCAGCGCTCGAAGATGGCGGCCATGGTGAGCATGAAGACCGCTTGGCCGCGGACGTCGCCCTGCGGCACCAGCTCAGCCATCAGCGCCTCGAGGCGGCGCCAGGTCGTGCGCACTTCGACGCCGGTGATGATGCCCTCGCGGGGGAAGACAGGACGGTCGCTCATCGGCATCAGCCCACCACCTTCCTGGCCTCGTCGATGGCCTCCTCGAGCTGGGTGCGGGCGGTGTTCCTCGCCTGCTCCGCTGACCGAAGCCGGGCGAGGTGAGCCTGCAGTTGGTCGGGGTTCATCGCTCTTCGGGCGTTGATCCCCGAGAGGACGTTGATCTGCCGCTGCGCCGCCTCGCGCTTGTCGACGGCGCCGACGATCCGCGCGAGGAGCTCGCGGTGAATGTCACCCATCGCTGGCCTCCTCTCCGGAGGCCTTCGCGATCGCCTCCTCGAGGGCGCGGAGGACGCGGGTCGCCTCGCGCCCGTCGTCGCTGTCCGGGTGGATCTGCCCGTCGCCCAGGGCGGCGTCGAGGACGGCCACCGCGTCCCGGCCGGCGGCGAGGAGCGAGGGCCCCGCCACCATCGCCGGGGTCGGGTTGACGTCCCCGTTCTCCTCGGCGCCGTAGGCGTCGAAGAGGGCGAGGACGTCTCGGGTGTTCTCCGGTCCCACCGCAAGGACGAGGGCGAAGCGGGGCTCGCCCTCGTCGGTCTCGCCGACCGTGCGGACGAAGCCCGCGTTGAGATCCAGCATCTCCTTCACGACCTGGTTCATCGTCTTCGTTCCGTCGATCACGGCGTCTCCTTCCTGGCTTGGGCGTGGACCTGCGCCATGGCCCGAGCGATGGCCGTCTCGTTCCCGTCCGCCTCGAGGGCGAGGAGGAAGAGCAGGCAGCACACCGCGTGGGCGAGGTGGGGGAGCTGGGTTTCGGGATCGATGGACTCCGTCCGGCGCCAGGCCGTCAGGTGGCGCATCGCCGCGGCGAAGTACCGGTCCTCGGCGCGGGTGACGGATGCCCAGTTCCACTCGCCGTACTTCCTGGCGCCGTGGCCGAGGACTCTCACCACCAGCTCGAGAGCTTCGAAGGGGACCAGGTCCCACCGGAGCTTTTCGCCGTCGTCCTTCCGGCCGGACGGGGGCGGGAGGTGCCCCCGGTGGTTCCCTTCGTGGCCCAGGTCGCGGCCGCACCGAACCCCTGGGAGGAGCTCGGCGTTGCAGGCCTTCGGGCGCTCGGGGAACGACGCGACCTGGGGCGACGAGTAGAGGAGCGGCCAGGAGCAGCCGTCGGAGTAGTGGTTGCCGGAGTGTCCCTCCTCGAGGGCGCACTGGAAGTTCCGCCCGCCGCGATCGACGTGGGATGGGCACCTGATCATGCCGCCGCTCCCTTCTCCTCGCGGGGGAGGGCCATGTCGAGCTGGGCAAGCTCGACAATACGGGCGACATGCGGCACGGCGGGATCCGCGGGCGACGGGCACGGCCGCCCGATCGTGAAGCCGGCCACCTGGGCCTCGTGACCGCAGAGGTGGCAGCGGAAGACGGCGATCCGGTGCGCCGGATGCCGCTCCCAGGACAACACGTCCACCGAGCTGGACTGGCACTCGATACAGAAAACGACGGCGATGCTCATGGTGTCAGTCTCCGGCGTAGTTGGGGTTCGTGCGGCGGGCGTCGGACTCGGCGCGCTGGATCCGCTCGCGAGCTCGCGCCCACTCCGGTTCGAGCGCCGCGCGTAAGGGATGGTCCTTCGGGACCTCGCGGTCGAAGTCGGCCCACACCTGGCGCAGTCCGCCGAGGTCCGGTGGTGCCTGGATGCGCTTCGTCCACGCGGCGATCACCGTGGCGTCGACGGCGCCCTGGCTCTCGCCGGACTGCTTTGCCGGTGGCGGCTTCCGCTGTTGCTGGCCCTGCGGCTTCCCCTGTGCCTGGCGCTGGCCCTGCTGCTTCGCCTGGCCCTGTGGAGGCTGCCGGCCCTGCGGCTCCTGCCGCGTCTGCTGTCGCTGCCCGCCGTGCCCCTGCGAGCTCGCGGCCTGGCCGTCGTCGTCCTCGGCGGCGAGGCCCACGATCGCGATGAGGGCGTACTTCCGGACGTAGGTGAGGGCGGACCCGAGGCGCTGCGGGTCGGACTCCGGCGGCACGGGTAGGGTGCTCGCCGCCCACTGCCCGGAGGTGTGCGCGAGTGTCGTCACCAACTCCAGGCCGAGCTCGGTGCGCCGGGTCGCCTGAAGCACGCAAAGGCCGTTGTCGGTGAGAGGGCTGCGGCAGGCATCCCAGATGTCCGCCAGGTCGGCGTACTTGTACCCCTTGAAGTCGTTGACGCTGCCCTTGCGCACCGGCCGCAGCGCGGCCTGCGCCTTCACCAGGGCGGCGATCAGCTCCGTTCTCTCGTTGGACCACTCCATCACGCCGCTCCCTTGGGCTCGGGCGGCCCGAGTCGCGCTTCCTCGATCCGCTGCTGAATGGCTTCGACCACACGCGCAGGAACCACGTTGTCGTGGTGGAGGTTCGCGGGCTGGTTATCGCCGCTGGACACCACAGCGCTGGTCGGGATCGCGGGGTACAGGAGCGAGAGGCGCACCAGCTCTCCGGGCGGCCGGGTGTCATGCTCGAAGGCGTGCGCGAGCAGTCGGGCACGGTGGCGGGCCTCGTCGCGCTCGAGCTGAACCTTGCCGGCGACGCGGATCCAACCGGTGAGGTCGCGCTCCGTCCTCTCGACTTCGGCGCGGAGGCGCTCCGCCTCACCCTCGGCGGACTCGCGGTCGGCTCGCAGTCGTTCCAGCTCGACGCGGAGCTGCTCGGTCCGCTGGGAGTTACCTTCGAGCCAGAGCTTGTCGTTCCGCCGGATCTGGTCGGCGAGCTCGGTGCGGAGGCGGTCTCGCTCGGCGACGATCCGCCGGGCGCGGTCGTGGCCGGAGCCCGTTACCTCGCCGGCGCCCTCCAGGATCTCGAACATCTCCGAGGCCGCGGCCGACTGCCGGGCGACGGCAGCGCGAAGACCGTCCCGCTCCTTCACCACGCATGTGAGGCAGACGGGGCCCTCGGCCGTGGACTCCCAGGACGGGCAGTGCTGGTCGCAGCGGCAGCAGCGGGGAAGGGCGCTCATCGGTTCGCCTCGAGCCAGCGATCGACGGTGCCTTCGGCAAGGGCGACCATCAGCGTCCCGACCAGACGCAGGCGCCGAGGGTCGAGCGAGTACAGGAGCTCATCCGCGGGGATGCGGCCCTGCCCGTTCCAGCAATCGAACGCGAAGCGGAGGATCACGCGCCCGCCGGAGGACAGGTAGCCGCCGTCCTCCTCGAGGAGCTGGCATGCCTCGCCCGTGGGGCCGCGGTCGGTCCACAGGTCGCCGTGGCCGATGGACCGCAGGAGGGCTCGCGCGGCGTCGGACCGCTGCTGCTCGGTGGACCAGCTCACGCTGCCCTCGCCTCGTCGCGCTGCTTGACGATCGCGCGGACGTCGCGGACCCAGTACTCCCAGGCCTGCATCGAGTCGCGGACGTGCTCCTGGGTCTGGTCGAAGAGGTCGAGGTGGCCGGCGTGGTACAGCGCCGCGAGGAACTCGGCGCGCTTCGGATCGATGCTGCGAAGAGGGCTTTCGGTGGGCTTGCTCATCGGGCGGTTCTCCCAGCGCTCTTGGTGAGCGCCGAGAGACGGTAACTGATTAGTTACGATTTGCCAAGAGCAGGGCTGTTGATCTCCGTATCTTGTCGATTACCTTGCGTTTCCCCATGCTCCCCCAGGAGCGCCTCGAGCAGGTCTGCTGCGGCGTTGTGCGCCTCGAGGGTGAGGCCATCGCCCGCGGTGAAAGTCGTGCCGTCGGCGATGATTGCGGCGGGGCCGCCTAGGTCCCGCAGCCGTCGCCGGCTTCGTCTGGAAGGGTGATCTGCATGCGACATGGAGAGTCCCTCTCGTGAGTGAGAAGGGACCATCCGCCGCACGGTGGCGCCTGTCACATTTGCGACAGCCTAGGCCTAGAGTTCCCCGCGCCGTGCCTTGATCAGGTTCACAAGCGTCGTGAAGGTCGGCTCCACTTCGAGCCACTTGAGGTCGCCGAGCCGGAGCAAATAGGCCAGCTCCTCCTCTGTCGCCCCGATGGCGCGCGCCAAGTCGCTCTCTCGGAACCCCTCGACCAGAGGCGCGATCGGGGACACCCCGTGCGCAGGCTTCGCCAGCTCGGCGAGGGGGACCTCGAGAGCGTCCGCCAACCGCTGCTGCGTCTCCAGGGATGGGGTCTGCACTGCGCCAGTTTCAATGCGGGCGATGTAGACGCGGGACCCCCATCCGCTCTTCGCGGCGAGCTCGTCCTGACTGAGGCCCCGCGCGGTGCGGAGGCGCCGGACGTTCAGCCCGATGATGCTGGGCCGGAACGCTTTTCGGTCGGTGGGCATGGAGCGCGCGAGCATATAGACCCCCTTGGAGCGGTAAAGATCGGGACCAGTTACGTTTCCCACCGCACTCCGCTTGCGGTTTCGGTAATCGTTCAGTTACCTTGGGCGGATGAATCACTCCTCCTCGAGTCGAGTAGAGCCGCCGCCAGGGGCGCAGATCCGCAAGATGCGACGCTTGCGGGGTTGGACGCAGGCCGAGCTAGCCGCCCGGGCAGGGATCACCCGGGCGACAGTGAACAGGTTCGAGCGCCACGGCCCGCGGTCCTGGGACGCGATGCGCCGGATCGCGGCCGCGCTTGAGCTGCCCGTCTCGGCGCTCACGGATCCACCGGCCGTGGCCGACGACGCTGCCGCGCCTCGCCCGACCGGGACCTGACGTGCGGCGGCTACTCGTCCCCGTCCTGATCCAGCAGGACGACGCCGAAGGATCCGGTGTCGCCCCTGCCCCGATCCCACCCGCCCGTGATTCTGGCCTGGCAGAACGCCGGGGCCGCGAGCTCGCGCAGCGTCGGGGCCAGGCGGCTGGCGAAAGCCTTGGGCAGATAGCCCACCAGCCGCCCGTCGATCTCGACGCGCACGGCGTTCCGGTCGTAGGGGTTGGTCGGCTCCAGGACGAGCTGCGCGACGTGGTCGGTCCGCTCCGGTCCGTCCGGCGTCTTGCCTCCCGAGACCGCCAGGAGCGCGGCCTGGTAGTGGGACTCGCCCACGACCTCGATCGCCGTGTCGAAGCGGAGCATCCTGCCCTCGGCTTCCGGCTCCGACGTCGGCGCTGGGTTCGAGGCGCTCATCGCCGCTGCGTAGAAATCCGTGTCAAAACTGCTCCGCTGGCTCTGGTCAGCTCTCACCAGGGACCAGATCACAGCGACGACAACGACAACTCCTCCGATCACCAGCATCTCCATCGGGCGTCCTTTCGCGCCGAAAGCATGGCGCAGTCGGTCCAGCGTCTACAGGTTGTTGTCGGAGGCAGAGACGATCGCGTAGACGATCACTCCCGCCAGGAGCGAGCCGGCGACGCCTCCGCCGATGGCGTGCCCGACTCGCTTGGACCTCACGGCGCTCGTGTAGCTGATCGCGTATTGGGCGGCGTCGCTCGGGCTCCAGGAGTCGGAGCGAACAGGTGGGAGGTAGACGTCGCTGTTGCCTGCGACGACCCCGCCGACCAGCCAGCCGACGGGCCCGAGGAGGAACCCGAGGGCGAATCCCCCACCGAAGTAGCTCCCCCCGGACGTGTCCCGGCCGGCGAGCTCCTTCGCGGCGACCACCGGATTCTGGAGGGTGACGTTGGCAAGCTGGTAGCGCGCGGGACGTGCCGCCGAGGGAGCGGTTGGACGCGGCTCCCATTTGAAATCCTCGACGCGGGACGCCGGCCTCGAGGTCTCCGGCGGGCTTGCCGGCATTGGCTTCTGGGCGCCGGCTGGATCGACGGACATCAGGCGCATCTGCTCGCCGGTCTGGCACCAGGTCTCGACGTCGCCGTTGGCGCCGAGCTTCTGGATGCAGTCGAGGCCTTCGATGCTGAGGGCTCGCGGGTAGCCCTCCTCGGCCGCCCACGCGATCGACGGGGCCAGCAGCACGCCGACCAAGGCCGCCGCGAGCGCCCTCTTCATTCGCTCCATGTCGTCTCCTCCCGCGCCTCGTGGCGCGCCTTGGACCTAGCACCGCTTGTCAGAGACGCAAGAAACCGTCCGCATCTGTCAGCAGCAATTCCACAGGGAGGTGGAAAGTGAACCCTTCGGCAACCGAACGAATTCAGACTTCGGATGACCTATGCACGCCGGCGGTTGTCCTCGAGGCTTTGAAGCCCCTGGGGCCGATTGCCTTGGACCCGTGCTCCAACCCCTGGTCCATCGTGCCGGCGCTGCACAAGCTCGACGGCTCCTCGCCGGAGCTGGATGGCCTGGGGGTGAGCTGGTGGGAACTCGCCGGGCGGGGCTTGGTCTACGTGAACCCGAGCTACGGTCGCGGGTTCATGGTGCCGTGGTCGGAAAAGGTCGTGCGGGAGGCGCGCGCCGGCTGCGAAATTGTCGCGCTGGTCAAGGGGGACCACTCCACCGAGTGGTGGGATCACCTTCGGTCGGGGGCGGCCGCGATCGCCTACTGGCACGGACGGATCGGCTTCCTCGGTGGCGCGAGCGGGTGCGGCAGGTTCCCGAGCTCGCTCGTCTACTTCGGCGCGCGCCCGCACCTCTTCGCGCACGCCCTCGAGGTGTACGCTGACGTGAGGGTCCTGTGACCCGTCGGCGGAGATGTGAAGCCTGCGGAGGGCGGGTGCCGACCTGGCGGGCCGAGGCCGGCACCTGCTCGATCCACTGCACGGCTCGGGTGGCAATGCGCGGCACGCTCGACAGCGCGCCCCCAAAGCGGCCGAGGAAGCGACGGAAGGCCTCGCCGGCGAGGCCTCGAGGCGCGGCGCCAGCCCCGATTCCGTGCGATGAAAACCTCGCCGGCGGAGGGCCCGAGCACGCACTGTGCGGCGAGATTGCACCGCCCATCCTCGAGGATTCGACGCTCGAGGCTGCGGCCGAGCTCGAAGTACTCGAGGAAGCCAGAGAAGACGAGGACGCCGTTGACCAGGCGCCGGCGGATCCCGGGCTCGCCGCCCCCACCCTCGAGCCGCCCGCCGAGGAGACGGCGCCGACGCCTGCGCCGAAGCCCACCCGCACCTGCGAAGTCTGCGGCGGCCTCTACCAGTCGAGCCAGCCGAACCGGCGCTCGTGCGGTGAGGCCTGCGCCCGGGAGCTGAACCGCCTCAAGACGCGGGAGCTACGGCGGAAGATTCGAGCCGGGGAGTTCGTGCCGATGGGGCGACCGCGGCGGAAGCCGCCGGTGGAGCTGGAGCGGAGCCAGGTGGCCGGCGCTCCGTTCCCCGTCTCGGCGCCTCGGTCCGACACCCCGGACCGCGAGCTCTACTGTGCCCACTACGACGACTGCCTCGACGTGGCCGTGAAGCTCGACTGGGAGGGCTGGAGCTGCAGCGACTGCCCGATCCGCGGGTCGTGCAACGTCGCGCCGGAGCCACCGCGCGGCGCCTCCGTGGCGCTGATGGCGATTGATGCGGCGGACCAGGCGCCGGCGACAAGGGGCCGCAAGGCGGCAGCAGGAAGGCGGGAGGTGTAGGGATGGCACGGATTCGCAGCATCAAGCCCGAGTTCTTTTTGCACGAGGACCTCGCGGAACTATCGCCGGCGCACAGGCTCCTCTTCATCGGTCTCTGGACGCTGGCCGATCGGGAGGGGCGCCTCGAGGACCGACCGAAGCGCATCAAGGCGGCGCTCTTCCCGTGGGACGACTGCGACGTCGACGCCATGCTGGGGGAGCTGGCCGAGGGCGGATTCGTCGTCCGGTACGAGGCGCAGGGCGTCCGCGGCGTGGCCATCCCGGCCTTCACAAAGCACCAGAAGCCCCACGTCCGAGAGGCCTCGAGCGAGATCCCGCCGCCGCCTGGACACCACCCGGATGCATCCCGGCGCGCTACACACCAAGGCGATGCCGAGCACCAGGCGAAGCACGAACTCGCCACAGCCAAGGAGGCACCCGAGCACAACCTAGGTAATGCCTCGGCACCGCCAAGGTCCGACCGAGCCACAGCCAAGGCGACGCCGAGCCGGGCGGTTAATGGATCGGGGAATGGAGAATGGATCGGGGAAGGGGAGTCTGAGGGGGGGGACGCTGCCGCTTCCCCCTCGCCCCCTCGCTCTCCCGGTCGCAGGGCGAAGCGGGGGAAACCGAAGCGCGCGGCGTCGGACATCGGGGCCCGAGTCCTCGCCCGGATGAACGAACTCGCCGGGAAGGATTTCCGGTACTCGCCCCAGCTCGAAGCGCGCATCGCCGAGGGAGTGGGCGAGGCCGACCTGCTGCTCGTCGTCGAGACGCAGTGGCGCCGGCCGTACATGCGGCAGAACCGCGAGTACTTCAGGCCGAAGACGCTGTTTGGCCCCGAGAATTTCGAGGAATACCGCGGCGCAGCGGGGGGCTCTGGCTCGCCGTCGACCGCCGGCCCGCCGCATCGGCCGCCCGAGGAGGACGGGTACCGGTACGTGTTCGACGATGACGAGCCTGCCGAGGAGTTCGCCCAGCCATGAGCCGGATCGCCATGCACGACACCGAGTCCGAGCGGGCGCTCCTGGGGGCGCTGCTCATCGATCCGCGGCGCCTGGCCGAGGTCGAGCACCTCGGCGCCGAGGATTTCTACGCGCCGCCCCACCAGGCGATTTGGACGGCGATGCAGGCCTTGGCCGGGCAGCTCTTCGACACCGTCGCCGTCCGGGCGCAGCTCGGGGTGCGCGGGATGCTCACGGACCAGGTGGGCGCGGCGCTCCTCGAGGCCGAGGAGTCGGCGCTGTCGGCGGCAGGCCTGCAGGTCTACGCGAAGGCGATCCTGGACCGCTCGCTCCGGCGCCGGCTGGCCACGGCGGGCGAGAGGATCCAGCGCCTGGCCATGCAGCCTGCCGACTCGGCTGCCGAGCTCCTCGACGCGGCGGAGCGCGAGATCTTCGCCCTCGCAGAGGGTGCGGTCCGAGGTTCGAAGCGGGATCCGGTCGCCTCGCGCACCGTCGTCCGCGAGGCGGTGGCCCGGGTGGATCAGCTCCGCAAGGCCGGTGGGATGCCGGGCCTGACGTTCGGTCTGGAGACCTTGGACCGGAAGACCTCGGGGCTGAACTCCGGGGAGCTATGGGTTCTCGCCGCGCGGCCCGGGGTCGGCAAGAGCGCACTCGCCCTCAACGTGGCGCTGGCGGCCGCGAAGAGCGGCAAGGCGTCGAGCCTGATCCACTCGCTCGAGATGCAGCGGGTAGAGCTCGGCTTGCGTGCAATCTGCGGGGAAGCCCAGGTCCCGCTCGAGAGGATCCGAAGCGGGCGGCTGTCGAACTTCGACATGGACCAGTTCACCCGCGGCGCGGCTGCGGTGCACAACCTACCGATCTGGTGGGACGACGACGCCAGCGTGACGATCCTGGACCTGCGGGCGAAGGCGCGGCGGATCAAGCAGCTCGATCCGAAGCTCGGGCTGATCGTGGTGGACTACATCCAGCTCGCGAGGCCCACCGGCAAGGCGACCCAGCGCCACCTCGAGGTCGCCGAGGTCACCCGGGGACTGAAGGAGCTCGCGAAGGAGCTGGGCGTGGCCATCCTCGCCCTGTCGCAGCTCTCCCGGGACGTCGAGAAGGCGAATCGCCGCCCCAAGCCGAGCGACCTGCGCGAGTCCGGCAGCATCGAGGCCGACGCGGACGCGATCGTCTTCATCCACCGCGACGACGACTCGCCGCCCCAGGGCCCAGGAGGCGCGCTGGGCTGCGAACTCATCATCGCGAAGCAGCGCAACGGCGACCGCGGCGTCGTGATTCCGGTCACCTATCAGGCGAAGTGGACGACGTTCGAGGACGGGCAGTCGGGTCTGGCATCGGTGGAGGTGCCGACGCCGGCGGACCCCGAGCAGACCAGGCGGACCTTCCAAGAGCGCTACACGAAGGGGCGGCGAAGATGAGCGGCGGCTTCATCGCGTCGGACCCCACCCTCGGGCTCGCGATCGTGACCTTCCGAGACGAGCTCAGCACGGGGCAGTTGGGCTCGGACGGCTACCCTCGGCGCGGCAGGTCGGGCGAGCAGCAGGCCGCGGCGTTCTGGCTCGAGCTGCGCGGGGGGCCTCGAGGGCGCTCCCTCTCTGACCTCGAGCCGCGGATCGGGAGGTCGCTTTCGACCATCGACGTTGCCGGCAGCGTGGAGGCCATCGGCAGGTGCCTCGAGGTCGTGCCGGCGAGCTGGCGCGCGGTGACCGTCGTCGCCGCCGGGTGGCGCGTAGGCGTGGAGCAGCTCCGCTCGTCGGCGCCGTCGGACGGCGGCCCGGCATGGCTCGAGCGCGCTGGGCTCCCGTCCGAGCTGCCGATCGGCCTCAGCCGGCACGCCTTGAACGTGCGGACCCGCGGCTTCCGCGAGGCCCTCATCCAGCGGCGGATCATCATCGGCGCCGATCGGGAGCCGACCGCGATCGAGCCGACGGCAGCGCGATGGGAGGACGACGAAATGGCTGAACCGTGGATCTTCGGATGGAAGGGGATCGCCGCGCACCTCGACGTGAGCGAGGACACCGCGCGGCGCTGGGCGCGAGACGCGGGGCTCCCGATCTACCAGCCAACCGCCGGCGGCCGAGTACGCGCCCGGGCGAGCGAGCTCGACGCTTGGCTTGGCGTCCGCGCGGCGGGGTGATCCTCGTCCGTGCGGGTCGGTGCGGCTTCTTGCGGGTCGGTGCGGGTCTTTGCTGGTGGATGTCGACGTCGCCCCCTGCTCTACTGGCTACGCTCACTCGAGCACCTCCCAGACGGCCCGACTGGCGACTCCCCCTCGCCGGTCGGGCCGTCGCCTTTTCGGAGCGGCAGATGCAGAGCGTCGAGATCCCGGCCTGGGCCTGGGGGCTGCTCACTATGCTGATGGCGGGCGGGCTCACGATGGTGGGCACCATCCTGCGGGCGTACACGCAGGGCGTGGACGACCGACTCAAGGGCCACGACAAGCGCCTCGCGAAGCACGACGTGGAGATCGCCACGTTGCGCGCGGAGCGGCGCTGACGTGCCCATGCGGCCCGCTCGCCCATGCTCGCAGCCCGGGTGCCCGGCGTTGGTCCGCGACGGGTCCCGCTGCGAAGTGCATCAGCGGCCGCGGAACTTCGAGGCCGAGCGCGCGTACGACAAGACCCGCGGGAGCGCGCGAGCTCGCGGCTACGACAGCGACTGGCGGAGGCTCCGGGACCGGGTCCTCGCGCTGAACCCGCTCTGCCGGATGTGCGAAGAACGAGGCGAGACGACGCTCGCGACGATGGTCGACCACATCGTGCCGTTGAACCAGGGCGGCGCGCGCCTTGACGAGACGAATCTCCAGCCGCTCTGCGCCGCCGACCATGCTCTGAAGACCGGCCGGGATGGGAGCAGGCGCCGTCGACGATGATCGGGGCTCCTGGGCCCCCCTAGGGCGCCCCGGCTGGAGGGGTCCGGCCGGCGGGCCCCCCCCCAGCCGGGGGGGGGGCCGATCCCTGGCCTGTGGATAACTTGAACCGACCGCCCCAGGCGCGCGCGCGCGTCGCCAGAAATCACAAGTTTTTCAGGGGGCGAGGAGTAACCGACAGTGAGAGGCCGCCCGCCCAAGCCGACGGCGCTCAAGCTCATCCAGGGAACGGCGCGACCGGACCGCCTCAACAAGCGCGAGCCCAAGCCGAAGCTCGGCGCCCCGTCGTGCCCGAGTCACCTGGATCAGGCGGCAAGGAACGAGTGGCGCCGGGTGGTCCCCGAACTGGTGAAGCTCGGGGTGATCTCCCGCATCGACGCGGCAACCCTCGCCGCCTACTGCCAGAACTACAGCCGTTGGGTGGCTGCCGAGCTGGAGCTCGAGAAGCACGGGGGCCTGACCTACGTCGGGGAGAAAGGGATGATCCGGAAGCACCCCGCCGTCGGCATCGCGCATGACGCGATGGCCGCGATGAAGGCCTTCGCCGCCGAGTACGGACTCACGCCGGCGAGCCGCGCGAGAGTGCATGGCTCCAAGGAAGACGAAGCGGAAGACGACCTCCTCGATTGAGGTCGGCCGCGAGAAGGAGCTCGAGGACGATCGGTTCTGGTGGGACGAGGAGGAGGCGCGCCGGTCCGTTCGGTTCTTCGAGGAGCGCCTCGTCCATGTCGAAGCGGAGTGGGCTGGCCAGCCCCTCATCCTCAGGGAGTGGCAGAAGGCGAGAATCATCCGGCCGCTCTTCGGGTGGAAGCGACGGTCGGACGGGACCAGGCGCTACCGCACTGGTTTCTTCGCCCTCCCTCGCAAGAACGGGAAGTCGATCCTCGGCAGCGGGATCGCGCTCAAGCTCCTGGCGGCGGACAGGGAGCCGGGCGCCCAGGTCTATTCGGCGGCAGCCGATAGAGAGCAGGCGGCGATCGTCTTCGACGCTGCGAAGGGGATGGTCGAAGCCTCGCCCAAGCTGAGCGAGCGGATCGCGGTCTTCAAGCGCTCCCTGGTCGTGAAGTCGACTCGGAGCGTCTACAAGGTGCTGTCGAAGGACGCGAAAACCAAACACGGGCAAAACGCCCACGGGATCATCTTCGACGAGCTCCACACCCAGACCAGCCGGGAGCTTTGGGACACGCTGCGTACTGGGCGGATCGCCAGGCGGCAGCCGCTGTTCATCGCGATCACGACGGCGGGCTACGACCGGCACTCGCTCTGCTACCAGGAATGGGAGTACGCGCGGAAGGTCCGCGACGGGATCATCGACGACCCCTTCTACCTCCCGGTGATCTACGAGGCGCCGGAGGAGGCCGACTGGAAGGACCCGGAGGTTTGGAAGGCCGCCAACCCGAACTACGGGATCTCGGTCAAGGAGGATTACCTCCTCGAGGAGTGCCGGAGGGCGCAGGAGCAGCCAGCCGAAGAGAACGCGTTCCGGCAGCTCCACCTCAACCAGTGGACGGAGCAGGCCGTGCGCTGGATGCCGATGGCGAAGTGGGACGCCTGCGCGGGCGAGCCCATCGACGAGGAGCAGCTCCGCGGCCGGGTCTGCTACACCGCCGTCGATCTTTCGGAGACCCTCGACGTCACGGCGATGGCGCACGTCTTCCCTGAGGGCGAGGGCGACGAACGCAGCTACATCATCCTCCCGCGCTTCTTCATCCCCGAGGAGCAGATGCGGCAACGGGTGAAGCGTGACCGGGTGCCCTACGACGTCTGGGTGAAGCAGGGTTGGATCCGCGCCACGAAGGGCGACGTGATCGACTTCGGCACCGTCCGGAAGGTCTTCGACGAGGACGCGCAGAAGTTCGCCATCGCCGAGGTCGGATACGACCGGTGGGGAGCGACGCAGTTCACGCAGGAGATCCAGGAGGCCGGGAAGACCATCGTCCCGATCGGCCAGGGCTTCGGGTCCATGTCGGTGCCCACCAAGGCTCTGATGACCCTGGTCCTCCAGGGCAGGATCCGCCACGGCGGAAATCCCGTCCTCCGATGGATGGCCAGCAACGTGGCTGTCGCGAAGGACGCGGCCGGCAACCTCAAGCCGGCGAAAGACAAGAGCACCGAGAAGATCGACGGCATCGTCGCCACGATCATGGGCTTGGACCGCGCGATGCGGAACGAGGGCCCTAAGGAATCGGTCTACAAGACGCGCGGGATCCGCACACTCTAGGTGACGCATGGGGTTCTGGTCGAAGCTGTTCCGCCGCTCGGCGGCGCGCGGTGGGACGGTGTCGCTTGCCGATCCCGGGTGGTTGACCGAGGCGCGGCAGACGCTGTCCGGCGTCTCGGTCACGCCCGACTCGGCCATGCGGGCAATCGCGGTCTACGCTTGCGTCCGCCTCCTGGCAGAGACGATCGCCACTCTGCCGCTGCACCTGCTGCGGAAGACCGCAGGCGGCGACAAGGAGCACGCGAAGGACCACCCGCTCTACTCGCTCCTGCACGACGGGCCGAACGCGCTGATGACGGCGGCGCAGGCGTTCGACTCCATGATGGCGGCGCTGGTTCTGCGCGGGAACGCCTACGCGATCATCGTCCGCGGGTTCGCCGGCGAGGTCCTGGAGATCATCCCGCTTCACCCGGACCGGGTTCGCGTGGAGGCGTCGAAGAGCGGGCGCGAGCTCGTGTACATCGTCGACGGTAGGACCCGCTACCTGTCAGGCGCCATCTGGCACGTCCGCGGCTTCAGTCTCGACGGCGTGATGGGGGTCTCGCCGATCACCTACGCCCGCGAGGCGATCGGCCTGGCGCTGGTGGCGGAGCGCCACGGTGCCGCGGTGTTCGGGAACGCGGCGCGGCCGGGCGGCGTGTTGAGGTACCCGGGCAAGCTCGACGACGAGGCATACGATCGTCTCAAGCAGAGCTGGCACGACGCGCACTCCGGCGACAAGACCGGGAGCACGGCCGTCCTCGAGGAGGGCGCCGAGTGGCAGGCGCTCACCATGTCCCTCGAGGACGCGCAGTACATCGACACCCGGAAGTTCCAGCGGAACGAGATCGCGTCACTCTTCCGGGTGCCGCCCCACATGATCGGTGACCTCGAGCGAGCCACCTTCTCGAACATCGAGCAGCAGTCGATCGAGTTCGTGACCTACTCGATCAGGCCCTGGCTTGTTCGCATCGAGCAGTCGATCACGCGGGATCTGCTCCTCCCGAGCGAGCGCCAGATCTACATCCCCCGGTTCAACGCCGAGGGCCTCCTCCGCGGCGACTTCAAGAGCCGGATGGAGGGGTTCGCGATCGCGAAGGTGAACGGGATCTTCAACAGCGACGAGATCCGTGACCTCGAGGACCGGGGGCCGATCCCCAACGGCGCGGGCCAGGTCTACCTGCAGCCGCTGAACATGACCGCCGTCGGCTCCGCGCCGGCGAGCGATGGAGGATCCAATGCCAGCTCCGCAGCGTGAACGCCGTATGGCGACGGCGCCGCTTCACGTGGAGGCTCGCGACGGGAGTGATGCCGGCGGCGAGAAGCCGAAGCAGCTCGTCGGCTACGCCGCCGTCTTCAACTCCGAGGCGGTGATCTACGACTTCTTTCGGGAGCGGATCTCCCCGGGCGCTTTCGCGGGCGCCATCGAGTCCGACGTCCGGGCGCTCTGGAACCACGACACGAACCACGTCCTGGGGCGAACCACGGCGGGGACGCTGCGCCTCGCCGAGGACGAGAAGGGGCTCCGGGTCGAAATCGAGCCACCCGACACCCAGCTCGGCCGCGACCTCATGGTGAGCGTCGAGCGGGGCGACGTCTCGCAGATGAGCTTCTCCTTCCGCGCGATCCGCGAGGAGTGGGAGGAGCGCGAGGGCGAGCTGCCCCTTCGAACTATCCTCGAGGCCGAGCTCTTCGAGGTCTCGCCGGTGACGTTCCCGGCCTACGAGGACACCGAGATCAGCGCCCGTAGCGTGGCCCAGGCTGCGCTGGGGGAGCGCCGACAGACCGCCGCGCGAGCGGCTCACCAGCGGATGCGGGCGCGGCTGCGCATCGCCGCCGCCGAATAAGGAGGGCAGCAATGCTCAGGCAGAAGATCGCAGAGGCAAGGAAGCAGCGGGCGAAGCTCATCCACGACGCGCGGGCCATCCTCGAGAAGGCCGAGAAGGAGAAGCGCGAGCTCTCCCCCGAGGAGCAGGAGCAGTGGGACACCATGATGGCCGAGGTGGAGTCCCTAAAGGCTCGCGTCGACAAGCTCGAGCAGCTCGTCGAGGCGGAGGCCGGAGGCGGCGAGGGTGAAGGCCAGGGCGACGACGACGAGGAAACGAACTCCCGCCGCGGGCGCATCGTCCCCCCGGGACAGCAGGCCGGCGGCGGTGAGCCGCGCGATGGCCGCGCGTCGAAGGAGTACCGCGAGGCCTTCTATCGGGCCCTGCGGGGCGAGGCCTCCGGCGAGGAGATCCGGATGCTCAACTCGGAGGCGCGCGCCCTCAGCGTCGGGACGAAGGCCGCCGGAGGCTACGTCGTCCCCGACGAGTTCGAGCGGACCCTCGTCAAGAAGCTCGACGACGAGAACGTGATGCGCCGGCTCTGCACGGTGCTCCCGACCGTGTCGGGCGAGCGAGACATCCCGGTCGAGGCGTCGATCGGATCCGCGGCGTGGCTGGATGAGGCCGGCGCCTACACCGAGTCCGACGTCACCTTCGGCCAGGTGGTCCTCTCGGCGTTCAAGCTCGGGCGGATCATCAAGGTCTCCGAGGAGCTGCTCAACGACAGCTTCTTCGACCTGGAGCCGTACCTGACCGACGTCTTCGCGCGCGTCTTCGGTTCGACCGAAGAGACCGCGATGGTGGTCGGTGACGGCACCAAGAAGCCGACGGGCGTCGTCGCCGACTCGGCGAAGGGGGCCGACGCGGCGAAGGGAGCGATCACCTCCGACAACCTGATCGATCTCTTCCACGGGCTGCGCCGCCCCTACCGCGCGAAGGGCACCTTCCTGATGGCGGATGGCACGGCGAAGCTGGTGCGCAAGCTGAAGGACAGCGACGGCCAGTACCTCTGGCAGCCTGGTCTCCAGCTCGGCCAGCCCGACGTTCTGCTCGGCCGTCCGGTGGAGATCTCCGACAACGTGCCGGCGGTCGGCACCTCGACGAAGAGCGTCCTCTTCGGCGACTTCAGCTACTACTGGATCGCGCAGCGGACCGGCGTCGCGATGCAGAGGCTGAACGAGCTCTACGCCGCCAACGGCCAGGTCGGCTTCAAGGGCTTCCTCCGGGTCGACGGCAAGCTGACCCTGTCCGAGGCGGTGGTCCACCTCCTCCACGCCGCGGTCTGATCCAACCATGCGCGTCCGAATGACGACGTGCGTGGCCATGCCCGAGGCGGTGTTCAACTCCGGCCAGGTCGTCGACCTGCCGGCGGACACCGCCTCGGACTGGATCACGCGAGGCATGGCGGAAGCGGTGGACGAAGCCCCTCCACCGCCTCCTCCCCAGGGTCCGGCGGAAACCACCGAGCTGGTGGCATCCTCAACCGAGGTTCCGGCCACCAGCGAGGAGCCGGCGTCTACCGCAGACGAGCCAGTCTCCGGCGGCGATCCCGCCTCCACCGACACGCCGCCTCCTCCCCAGGAGTCGGCGGAGAAGCCCCATGCCGACGACCAGGCAGCCACCGGAAAGGGAGCCGCTAAGCCTCGAGGCGGCAAAGCTCCATCTCCGAGTCGACCACGACGCCGAGGATGACCTGATCGAAGGGCTCGTCTCGGCGGCGCGCGAGCACGCCGAGGCGATCACCAAGCGGTCGCTGGCATCATCGGAGTGGACGCTGCATCTGGACCGGCCGGCGGCGGTAATCGAGCTGCCCCGGCCGCCGGCCCTCGAGGTCCTCCGCGTCGAGTACGACGCGCCGGATGGGGCGGTGCAGGAGCTGCCGCCGGAGGCCTACCAGGTCAACCTGGTTCGAACGCCGGCGCGGCTGCGTCTCCTCGAACTGCCCACCGTGGCAGATCGGGAGGGTGCGGTCCGGGTCGTCTACAAGGCGGGCTACACCGACGCGACGCTACCGAAGTCGGTCGCCCAGGCGATGAAGCTCCTCATCGGGCACTGGTTCGAACATCGCGAGGACGTGATCACCGGCACGATCGCGACGGAGATCCAGAAGGCGTCGGACGCCCTCCTCGCTCCCCACCGCGTGAATCTCTACGGGTGACCCATGGACATCGGCCGGCTCGACAGGAGGGTCACCCTCCAGCGTCCGGAACGAGCGACGGCCGACGACGGCTCCTGGGTGGAGACCTGGTTGGACGTCGCCACCGTCTGGGCGACGGTGACCCTGGTCGGCGCGCGAGAGAGGACGGCGGCGCCGCAGGTGCTGCCCGAGCTCACCGCCCGGATCCACATCCGCCACCGCGCGGACGTGCTGCCGAGCTGGCGCGTGCTCTACGAGGGAAAGTCCTGGGCGATCGGCGGCGTCTCGGAGGTCGGACGCCGTGAGGGCCTCGAGCTCTTCGTAACGGCGGTGGGGGCGAGCTAGGCCGCCGGGCGGGTGAGGAGATCGACGCCGGCGCCGGCGCCCAGGCCGAGTACCACTCCCTGGATCCCGAGGCGCCAGAGGTTCCCGTCGCCCCAGCCGATGGCCGCGAAGAAGACGGCCGGCGCGAGGGTGAGCCAGCCGAGCCACCGCAGCAGCACAGCGATCGGGGTGCGTCCACCGAAGAGCCAGCCCATCGTTCACCTCCACCATCAGTTTAGCCACTTGGCATCGAGGGTCAAATGAGCGTCCGGGTGGACGTGTTCGGCCTCGACTCCATGATGAAGCGGCTGCAGGAGCTCGAGCCGAAGGTGGCCAAGAAGGCCCTCCGGGTCTCCCTGCGCGTCATGGGGCGGGTCTACACCCGGGAAATCAAGAAGCGCGCGGGAGACCTCAACCTCGAGAAGGGCGCGCGCAAGATCCTGATGCGGTCGGTCTTTGCGCAGGTCGTCAACCGTCGGGGGAAGCTCCGCCTCCATGTGCGGATCCGCAAGCCGGACCGGCGCTCCGACGTGCCGGGCGACAGGGCCGGCCAGGAGGCCGCGCGCCAGGATGCGTACTACTGGCGGTGGCTGGAGTACGGCACTGTCAAGAGGTTCCGAGCGGTCCGCTCCCACTTCGAGCTCGGCAAGGTGCAGGTGAGCCGCGGCGAGGTGTGGGACAAGCGCGGACAGAAGATGCGGCGCGCGACGACCTACCGGGCGACGACGACGCGCAAGGTCGCCGACTCGAAGGCCTACACCGGCTTCATCGCCCCACAGCCCTTCGTGCGGCCGGCGGCGAAGGTCGCGCGCGAGCGGGCTCTACGGGCATTCGAAGCCGAGCTCTGGCACCACCTGAAGGAGGCGTGGGAACGTGGTTGAAGTCGCCCTCCGCGCGATCCTCCTCGCCGACCCTGCGGTCTCGGCGATGGTCGGGGACCGGATCGCACCGTCGATGATCCCCGAGGACGCCTCGCTCCCGGCGTTGACGTACGTCGTCGTCGACGAAGACCCTGACGAGCACCAGGAAGGTCTCTCGGGGATCGAGACCGTCTCCATCCAGTTCAGCGCCTGGGCCGTCGGCACGCCCGCCGGGAGCGGCTACGCGACGTCCCGGAAGCTCGCCCGCGCCGTGCGCCGGGCCCTGCACAGCAAGCGCCAGGTCGTGGGCGACGTCTCGCTCGAGGCGATCACCGGCGGCCGCATCCGGACCGAGCGGCCAGAGGTCGACACCGACGTCTGGCACTCGTTCGTCGAATTCGAAGTCATTGCCCGGGTTGGGCAGTAAGGAGAAGCACCATGGCCGAAGTGGCATCGACCGCCGTTCCTTCGAAGGGGACGGTCATCAAGCTCAAGGACGGCGCGAGCTACGTGCGCCTGGGTGACCTCACCGACGTCGAGATCCCGGGGTTCGACACCGAGATCATCGACGCCACACACCAGGAGTCGCCCGGCATGATGCGGGAGAAGCTCGGCGGGTTCATGGACCCCGGCGAGATCTCGGCGACCGTGCGTTTCAAGCCCGCCAGCCCGGAGCTGGAGACGATCTACGACAACGCCACGAAGCTCTGCGACTGGCAGATCGAGTTCGCCGGCGGAGAGAAGTGCACCTTCAAGGGCATCCTCAAGTCGTGGAAGCCGGCGGCCGCGGCCGTCAATGGCCTGCTCGAGGGCGCGCTCGGGATCGCCGTCTCTGGGCCGCTGACGTGGACCGCGGCGCCGTGATCGACGACTCGCGCGAAGCTCGGTTCCTCGGCGCGACGTACCGGCTCGAGTTCGACCTGGCAGCGTTCCACGCGCTCGAGCAGGAGACCGGGATCTCGATCCTCGGCGAGGGGATCACGGACCGGCACCTGAACAGCGTGGGGCCGTTCTTGGCAATCCTCCATGCAGGCCTCAGGGCCCACCACCCCGACGTCACCCGCGGTCAGCTCGAGCGGATGAAGCCTCGGGAGGTGCGAGCGCTCAGGCCCGTGCTCATCGACGCCTTGCGCGTCGTCTCCGAGCCGGCGAGCGAGGCACCGCCGGAGGAGGAAGGCGAGGGCCCTCCGGAGGCCCAGCGCTCACCTGGCGTGAGCTCTGGGCCATCGGTCGCGTCGAACTCGGACTGACCGACGTCGAGTTCTGGCGCCTCACGCCGGCGAGCCTTGCTGCCCTGCGGCGGCAGGCGCGCCGGCTGCGCGAGGACCGGGACACGAAGATGGCGGTGATGGTGGCTCGGGCCGTCTCCACTTGGATCCCGCCCCAGGCAGACCCACCGCCCCCGACCTACTTCGCGCCCTGGCTGACGAGCCAGGGGAAGCCGAGGCCCCAGGCGACCAACGACGAGCTGCTCGCGAAGTTCAAGCAGCTGACCGCACGACAGGCCCACGCAACTCGAGACCGCAATGGCCCAGGGTAAGAACGGCAGCGACCTCCTCTTCGGGATCGGCGTCGACACCGGTGCGATGCGCATCGGCTTGCGCGACGCCGAGCGGGATCTGTCCGTCACCGCGAAGCAGATGAAGGTCCACCTCGAGGGGGTGGGTAAGCCCATCACGTCGATGGGCACGCTGTTCGGGAAGATCGGCGTGGACGGCTCGGCCGCCTTCGGGAGGATCGGTGGCAGCCTGCAGCAGGTCGCGACCATCGCCGGATCGATCGCCACCGGCGGCCTGGCCAGTGCACTCGGTGCGACCATCTTCGCGGTCGGCGGTGCCGTCTTCTCGAAGGTCGAGGAGATGCAGCGGGCCGGCGATCACCTCAAGGCGCTGAACGCCGAGTTCGGGGTCACGAAGAAGGACGTCGACGCCGTCGTGGCGGCGATGAACAAGGCCGGCCTCTCCGTCGATCGGATGGCCGCGCAGCAGATCTCCCGGCTCGCGAAGGAGGCTGGGATCTCGTCGGAGGAGGTCGCTGGCCTCACGGGCCGGATGAAGCAGCTCGCCACGCTCGACGGCCTCGATCCGGTGGCGGCGGCGCAGAAGGTTTTCGACGCCTACACCGAGGGCGCGAAGAAGACCAAGGAGGTGATCGAGGCGGTCTTGCAGTCGATCGCGGGCCGAACGACCTCCGCGTCGGCGGAAATGCAGGCCCTCGGCGATCGTTCGGAGGAGGCGAACAAGAGGCTCTCAGAGGCCGAGACGACGCTCAAGTCCCTGCGGGCGGAGCTCGCGGGCGCGACGAAGGACCAGGCCGACGCATCTGCACTCGCGGCGGCCGCTCCCAGCTCCTCCACGATCTCGGCGCTACGAACTGCAGCGGCGCGCGTCGATGAGCTCAACGTCTCGATCGCCAAGACGGAAAAGGAAGCGGCGAGCGCCGGGGAGGAAATCAAGACTCTCTCTGACGCCGCGGCGAAGGTGGCCGAACAGGAGAAGACGGAAAAGATCCTGAAGGAGGCCGAGGCGCGGAAGAAGCGCGCGGAGCAGATCGCGAAGGAGGCGGCCGCCCGCGCAAAGGCTCGCGTCGCCGCGTCCTTCGAGACCAACATCACCGTCGCAGTCGCCGCTCGGGACGAGGAGGGCGCGGCGGTGGCGCGCCTCGCCCAGGCCCTCGCCCAGCTCGAGCAGCGTCGGCGCTCCGGGCAGATCTCCGACGCCGATGCCGCGAGGCAAGCCAAGGCCCTCGCGGTGCAGAACCAGGAAGCCGTCGACGCGATCACCCGGCAAATGGTGGCCCAGCAGATGGACGCCACCTTGGGCTTGCGGCAGGCGGAAGCCGAGCTCGCGAGGGACGCGGTTGCCCAGGCGAAGGCCCGGGCCGAAGGCACGCTCGAGCAGCTGCGCCGCCAGCAGGACGAGCAGACCCGCCTCGCGCAGGCGACCGCGAACCAGATCTCCGAGCTCGAGGCGAACGCGGGTGGCGAGCGCGCGGCCGCCGAGATCGAGCGACTGCGCCGGCTGCACGATCAGCGCGTCGCCCTCGTCGAGACCACCGGCCAGCAGATTGCCCTTGCCGAGCGCCAGGCCGCACAGGAGCTCGTCCGCCTTCAGACCGAGCAGCTTCGTCGTGACGAGGATTATGCGCGGGAAACCACAGCGCTCCGAGTTCGCGGAACCGAGACCGAAGTCGAAGTCATCCAGGCCCGCGCCGACGCGGAGCTGCTTGTGGTCCAGCGCCTCGAGGAGGACAAGACGATAACCCTCGCCCAGGCCGAAGAGCGGAGGGAGGCGATCCGCGCCGCGGCTGCTCGGGATATTGCGGCGGCTTCAAACCGGCAGGCCGGCGCAGCCTTCGCGGCCGGGGCGCAGTTCGGGTCGAACTACGTGCAAGGGATCCGCAGCATCATCGAGTCGGACGATGCTAGGGGCGTGTTCAAAGGGATCCTCCAGATCGTCGGCGCCATCGCCAGCATCATCCCAGGTGGCCAAGCTTTCGGCGTCGGCCTCAACATCTTCGCCGGGATGTTCGCCAAAGGCGGCGTGATCGGTGGACGCCAGCGGTACGGCGGAGCCTTCGCGAGCGGCGGCGCAATCGGCGGACGCTACGTCCGCGGACCCGGGACCGGAACGTCCGACGACGTGGTCATCCGAGCGTCGAATGGCGAATTCGTCTCAACGGAGAAAGCGGTCCGGAGGTTCGGGGTCCGGTTCTTTGAGGGCCTCAACCGCGGCGTGTTGGACGTCGAGGCCTTGCCTCGGTTCGCCGCAGGCGGCGCGGTGGGGGCTGCGGCAGCACCAGCCCCGGTCCCTGCGGGCGCCCCAACCAGCGTCACCCTTGAGCAGCACGTCTCCTTCGGAGGGTCGATCATGAGCCGGGAGATCCTGATGCGCGAGATGGCGCCCGCCCTCCGCCAGATGGCGATCGAAGCGACGTCCTCGATCGTCCGCCAGCTCGGGCTTCAGCCTGGCGCTGTGACCGCGAGAGGCTGACATGCCCGCCGGGTTCTCCACGACCAATATCCTCGGGGCGCCCTCGGCCACCTGGCGCTCGGGAGTCGGAACCGGCTTCGCGCCAGCGAGCACTGACGCGACCGATCCGGCCTTCCCGCCGCGGAACCTCGCGACCTACCGGGCCGGGAAGGTGTGCCGGTTCAAGGCTCGGACGGCGGGCGTGATCGAAGTCGACCTCCCCGCCGCAGGCCTCGTCGACGTCGTCGCGCTCCTCAACCACAACCTGCACCCCGCCGCCGACGTAAAGCTCTCGATGGCGGCGGCGCCCGCGGGGCCGTGGGAGACGATCGCGCTCACGCTCCACGCGGGTTCGTGCTGGATGCCGCTCCCGGTGCAGGTGAGCCGCCGGTACTTCCGCCTGGTGATCGCGAATGCGATGACGGTCGACACCAGGCCAGTGCAGATCGGGGAGCTGTTCCTCGGCATCAGGCAGGCTCTCCCGCCGTTCCGTTGGGGCGCCGAGGAAGGCGTGCAGACGATCAGCTCGTTCCTTGAGACCGAGTTTGGCGTGCCCGTCGCGCACTTTCTGTCTGAGCGGCGGACGTTCAGGGGGTCGTTCATCGGTGTGCTGCCGGCTGCGGACGCGGCGGTCGTCAACGAGCTGAAGCGGTCGGTGCAGAGCCGAGTGCGACCGTTTCTCTTTCTGCCAGACCTCGCTGACCTCTCCCAGGTGATGCTGGGGAGGTTCGCCACCGAGTCCTGGGTGAACGAGCGCGTTCTACCCGGGCGCGTCGGCGGCCTCGATTTCACGTTCCGAGAAGACCCCTTCGGCAAGACCGGAGCCTGACCCCATGATCGCTTCCCTCGACGAGCTCGCGTACGCCCTTGGGCGCGCGCAGGCGCTGCCGTTTCGCAAGAACCCCCTCACGACGATCGCGAACGGCTACACGAGCCTCTTCCTGGCCGCCGGCGTGCCAGGCCCAGGCCAGACACCCACTACGCTCGCCGGCGCGTTTCCGACCAACGAGTCCGCGGGGGCCTTCCGCTTCGCAGATCCTCTCGGCGCGGAGCAAAGCCAGATCGGCAGGCTCTCCGCCGTGAACTCCGTCGCCGGCGTCCTCGTGATCTACGACCGCATCTGGCACAACGCCGTGCAGCCGAACATCACCTCCAAGCAGAATATCGTTTTCCCCACCGGCGCCCAGCGCTACGGCGACGGCCATGGCGTCGAGCTCTGGGCGGAGGTCTACGCCGCCCTCGGCAACACCTCGGCGGCCACCTGGACGGCGGAGTTCGCCGACCAGGACGGCGCAGCCAAGACCGCCACCCTGGCCTACGGCTCCTCCGGCGCCGCCGGTCGGATGATCCCCTTCGACTTGCCGGCGGGGTGCACCGGGGTGCGGGCGGTGTCGTCGTTTCAAACGAACGTCTCCCATGCCTCCGGCCAGGTGGGGCTGCTGATGCTGCGGCGGCTGGCGGAGATCCCCCTCGCGATCGGCGGCGCAGGTGTGGCCCAGGACGGGATCTCGCTCGGTCTCCCGCAGGTACAGCCGGGCGCCTTTCTGGGAATGCTCATCGCCCACTCCGCCTCCGCGTCGTCGGGGCAGCTTTTCGGCCGCATGGACTTGGTGCAGGGGTAAGGCCCGATGTACGAGTTACGTCCACAGCCGAAGCCGACGCCGAAGCTCGGGGCCCTGCCGCAGGCGGACTTGTCCAAGCTCCTGTCGGTGGTCAACCCGGTGCGGTCGCAAACCGCGACCATCGCGATGGACACGAAGACCGCCGAGCTCGAGGCCCTGGTCGCCTTCGGGAACGCCGCCCGGCAGTGGGGCCAGGTGGACCGCTCCTACGACGTGGGGCACCTGGACCTGGCGGCCACCAAGAAGTGGCTGGACGAGTTCACGCCGACCAAGCTGGGCCCGGTGCCCGGGCTGGACGGCGCCGACCCAAACGCGCCGGCGGAGGAGCCCTTCCTTCACGTCATCCTTGACGCCTACGACCCACCCGCCGTCGCCGGAGATCCCAACAAGTTCCGGGAGCGGTTCCACTACTCCGACATCGACCGCCCGGTGGGCTCCGGAGCAGAGGCCACCCAGCTCGACGGTCGCGTGATCGAAGTGGGCAGCGTCGCGCGCAGGTTCAATGCCGACCACGGGCTGGGCCGCACAACCACCACCCTGCGCCTACGAAACAACGACCGCGCGCTGGACGCGCTGTTTCGGGGGACCGACTTCCTGCGGGTGCGCATCGAGATCCGGGTGGGCTTCCGCACCATCCCGCCTCGCTGGTATCGGAAGGTTGGCCCCACCTGGCGAATCGATCGGGTGAACGCCATCACCGCTGACTACGTCGAACTGTCGCTCATCGACGCGACCGACGTACTCCTCGGCAAGATGGCCCGGCCGCTGCTCAAGCAGTCCGTGATGTGGGCGCTCGATCCCAACGCTCGCGGTCAGGCTCCGTACGGCAGCGACACGGCGTTCGCCCCGGTGGCATTCGGCACGGAGTGGGTACGAGCGTTCATCGCCCGCCGGCGCACCTACGCCCCCACGCGAGGGCAGTCCAAGTACTCGTTGCAGCTCTGTCTGGGCGTCTCTCTCAATCCCACCGCGGTGGGGCCCAGGGTGACTGGCCGAGACATCGCCAACGGCACCACCGACTACCGGTGGCGGGTGGGCATCCAGCGAACGGGCAGCGGCCAGGACAAGAGCATCGACTTGCGCCTGGGCCCAAACCACGTCCCCGGAACCTTCGACCTGGAGATCTACGTCTCGTCGGTGCCAGTCGGGCCAGATGCCACCGGGCGTACCTGGTACGCCGCCATCCTCACCCTCGAGTACTACATCTACCAGGGGGTCTCCGCGCACGCCGTGTCCTACGTCTCCGACATCGAGACCGCAGCCGAGGACGGCCGCCTGTACGTGCAGTGGCCCTACGGCGCCGAAGGCAAGAGCGACGGCTCCGCACCCTGGAGCGGGAAGCACGACCCGGCCTCCATCATGGAGCTGATCGTCACCCGGTACATGGACACCACGCAGCCCAGCCTCTTGCACAAGCCGGCCTTCGAGCGAGCTCGCAAGAACTTCGCCTGGACTGGGATGGGAAAGCTGGGCGGCTTCTATGAGGACGAAGGCATCGACGGCGCGGAGGTGATCAACGCCATCGCCCGCACCTTCGAGATGGACCTGGTGTGGGACGCAGACGGCAAGGTCCGAGTAGCGACGCCACACATCGGGCCCGCGGACCTGCTCTCCATGGTGCCGGGCTGTCCGGTGTACTCGGCGGAGTGGGATATCGTCCGTGACTCCTGGACTGAAACCATCCCTCTCGGAAGCGAGCGGTGGGGCCTCGCCAACCGATTCAACCACCAAGGCGAGAAGGACAACACCGAGTTCGGCGTCGCCTCGCAGTGGCTCAACAACACCGCCTTCTACGGTAGCCCGGAGAAGGAGATCGAGTGGGGGCGGTTGCTCGAGGCCGACATCGATTGGTCGTGGATCAATACGACGCAGGTCCGCGATAACGGGAACGCCATCGACTTCCCGCTTCACCTGCATGACCACAAGCACACGCCCCACTGCATCGCGGAGCTATACGCGCCGCTCTTCGCCCTCGAGCTCGAGTGCGGCGCCTTCCTTCGCATCTCGCACTGGGCTGGCTCCCAAGCTGAGGGCGGCTACCAGAACCGGTTGTTCCGGGTGGAAGAAGTAGGACTCGACTGGACCAGCAAGCGGGTGAAGCTGGTGCTGGTGGACATGGACGCCGTCGAGGAGCGGAAGTCCGCGGCCTTCGACGACGAGACTAGGTGGGTGCGCCTCGGGCGAGAGACCTGGGACGGTCTCCACCGGGTGCAGTGGCCCGGCGGAAGTCTGGTCCAGTTGATCGGTCCGTTGTTCACCCACGCCGACATCAAGATAGGCGACTTCATTCGCGTCGACAGCCTGAACTACAACGCCCGGATCACCGACATCCTCATCAACAACCCGACGGGCGTGACGGTCAACACCGACCAGACGCAGGTCTCGGGATCTGCTCCGACGTTCCGCGTCGAGCGCTCCCACATCGATCCGCCGTCGGACACCGGCCGGTATCCGTTGGGCTCCGATTTCTACTTCCGCTCCTGCGACGAGGCATCGGGCCTGTTCTCTGACGGCTCCCCGGGCTACCGCGCCGAGAAGGGCTGATCCGTGGCCACTCCCATCAAGGTTCGCACCATCCGCCAGGACCAGGTGGTCGGCACCCAGACCATCAACGACCTGTTCGCGAACGACGCCGCCCTCGATGCTGCCATCACCGCACTGGCGAGCGAGGTCGGCAACGTGAACGCCGACCTCTCCGGCCTCGAAGGGCGGATCGATGCGGCCGAGCTGGAGGTCGCGACTGCGGTAGCGACCGCCACCGCGGCGCAGGACACCGCGGGATCGGCCGCGACCATGGCCGCCTCGGCTGCCTCGGAAGCCTCGGCAGCGAAGACCCAGGCGATCGCGGCCGCCGCCGGCGTCGCAGGCCTCGACCCACGGATCGCCGCGGCAGAGGCGACGCTCAGCGGCCACGAGGAGCGACTCGTCGTCCTCGAGGCCGTCGCTCGGCGCGAGGGAGCGGCGTCGGGCGTGGTGGCCTACTCGGGCAGCGCCTACTCGCTCCTCGTCAGCACGGGGATCGCGTCGGTGGCGAAGCTCGGGACGGGCGTCTGCCGGGTCACTTTCGACCTGAACTACGGCAGCTCGGCGTACCTCGTCCTAGCCACGCCGCGCGGCGGCCAGCCGTTGTTCGTCTCCGTCGATCCAGAGACGGGGAACGACGCGCTGGTGAGGATTTGGGACAAGACCGGCGCTCCGGTGGATGCCGGATTCTCCCTCTCCGCGTGGAAGCCGTGATCGACACCGAGGCCCTCGCGAAGGAGGCGCTCGACACGGCGAACGAAGCCGCCGTCGACGCCGGCGTTGCGCTGGCCGTTGCGAACGACCTGGCCCCGAGGGTCGCCGCGGGCGCTCGCGAACTCGCGAACCACGGAGCTCGGCTCGCCCAACTAGAGCGGGACGGGGGTGGTGGGGGCGGCGGCGGCCCCGCGCCATTGCCGGTCGCGGATCCCACCGTCTTCGAGGCAGCGTGCGATCCGGTGGTGCCCGTTGGTATCGTCGTCGCCGCCGGCGGTCCCGGCGTGCAGCCGGCGAACCCAACCGACCTGTCGGCGATGCCAGGCCTCGGGATCGTGGTCGCGAAGCCGTCTCCCACAACCGCTCGCGTGCAGGCCTGCGGCGTGGTCCCTGGCGGCGTCCTCTCCGGTCTCACGCCGGGAGCCACCCACTACGTGGGCGAGGGCGGTGCTCTGATCTCCGCACTCCCGACCGGCCCCGACTTCGCGCAGCAGCGCGTCGGCGTTGCGGTCACGGCGACGCTGTTCGTCCTCGCGCCGTCGCTCGACCTCGTCATTTCTCGCTGATCCCCAGGAGGATCCAATGGCAGACGTAAAGCCGCTGGTGCGGCACAGCTCCGGCTATCCCGCCGATCTCGGCTCCGACACGCTGGTGGCCGAGGAGCTCAAGGCGACCGTCCGCGGCGTCAACGCCGGCGGTGGCCGCGTGCAGAACGTCGGCGCGCCGACCAGCGCGACTGATGCCGCGACCAAGGCCTACGCGGACAGCATCGCGAGCGGCCTCTACGTGAAGCAGCCGGCGCGGGTAGCGACGACCGCGAACCTGAACGTCTCCTCCCCTGGTGCGACGATCGACGGCGTGGCCCTTGTGGTGAACGACCGTGTGCTGGTGAAGAACCAGACGACGAAGAACCAGAACGGCATCTACCTCTGGAAGGGTTCGGCCGTCGCGATGGTGCGGGCGAGCGACACGTTGACCTCGGGCGTCGCGCTCATGGTGAACGAGGGCACCGCGCAAAAGGATACGCAGTGGGTGCTCACCACCGACGGTGCGATCACGCCCGGCACCACCGCGATCGAGTTCACGCAGTTCCGCACGCTGGCAGACTTGCTCCCTGGGAGGTCGATCGACATCACCGGGAACACCGTCTCCCTGAAGACGGGCGGCGGCCTCACCTCCACGGGTGACGTGGCGGTAGATCCCGGCAACGGCATCGAGATCTCCGGCGGCAAAGTCGCCGCGAAGCCGAAGACCAACGGAGGCCTCGCCGTCGATTCGGGCGGATTGTATGCAGCGGCCGGGGCGGGCATCAGCGTAGGTGCCGGGATCGCTGTCGCCCTCAAGGCCAACTCCGGACTCGACACGACGGGCGGCCTCGGGGTGGGGGCGGGCAGCGGCCTCCAGACCGCTGGGGGCGTCACCTCGGTGAAGGCGGATGCCGGCGTCGTGGTCGGTGCAGGTGGCGTCGGCGTGAAGGCCGACAAGGGGATCGCGGTCTCCGCTGCCGGCGTTGCCGTGAAGCCTGACCAGACCAAGGGCATCGACGTCCACGGAACCGACGGCGTCCAGATCAAGGTGGGCAGCGGCCTGGACTTCGACGTCGAAGGGAACCTCCGGGTCCGGACCACCATCGTTCAGTCGACCGGTTCCGCTCTGGTCGTTTCGGGCGAGGCCATCTCAGCGAACCGCGCGGTCTGCGTCGGAGCGGCGGGGGTGCTGACTGCGCAGTCCGGAACGGCAGGCCGCGGCGACGTGATCGGGGTCGTCACCGGCGCCTATCCGAGCGGCGACAACCCGGTCGTCTACTACGCTGGTCTCGTGCCCTCCTTCGTGTCGGGGCTCGCCAACGGACAGGCCGGATACCTCGGCCCCACAGGTGCACTCCAGGCCGCCTCACCTGCCACGGGCCGCATCGTGCGCGTCGGGTTCCAGACCGCCGCCGGATTTATCGTGGCCATCCAGGACTACGGTGAGCGCTGATGCCGACGCCTCCAGTCGATCGGGTCCGCCCGTACAAAGCCGAGTCGGCCGCAACCGGCGGCACCGCGGGTGACGATCGCCCCTACCCGCGGGCCCTCGACCCCCAGCGCGACGGTCTGGATGCTGCCGGGCTCTTCATGCAGCAAGTGGGATCCGCGGATCGGAACGTGGCCGTCTGGCGTGAGGGCCACCTCATGCACTTCCGCGACCAGTCCATGCCGGCGGGGACCAGCGTCACCCTCTCCCAGCTTGCGGCGGGAGGGGGTGGCGGCACGCCGGACCCGGCCTCGCCGTGGGTCAACCTCATGTCGATTCAGCCCCGGCAAAGTTCGCGAATGTACGGGGTGCTGAAGGAGTACGGAATCGTTGAGCTCGAGGACGACGATTTCTCCGGAGAGCATCCGTACCGCGTCTTCGCCTCCGTGGCAGGGCTCACCCACGTTCGTTTTTCCGTAGTGGTTCTGGAGATGAAGGGTGAGAAGGGGCGGATCTGGATCGAGGGTTCTGACGACGATGGTTTCACCTGGTCGAAGCTGGCCCCGTCGATAGGCGCAGAACCTGGCGTCGACATTTTCCCAAGCGGTGGACTCGGGCCTGACCAGAACTTGTACCGAAGTCCGGTCGTGCCCTTCGAGATAGCGGATCCCGCTTATGGCGGCACCGCAGAGACCCTATGGCTTCGGGTGATGATCGACGGCGCAGGGTTCGAGGAAGGCATTCGCCTCGGTGCCATTCGCGTCGAAGGGATGGCGGAGCAGGGGCCGGCATGAGGCACGCGCTCCTTGCTCTCGGCCACCTGTGGGCGGCTCCGACCACCGCCCTGGGGCTCCTCCTCGCGCTCTCAACCGGGGCGCGCTGGCTACTCTGCGGGCGAGACGGGCATCTCGTCATGGCGGGCACTTCGCGGCCCTGGCGCTGGTGGAGCTCGCGCTGGGGCATGGCGGCCGTCACCATCGGCGCTGTGACGATCTGCGCCGGCAGGACCTCCGCGCGGCTCTTCCGGCATGAGCGGCGTCACCAGCGCCAGGCCCTGATCCTCGGGCCGCTCTACCTGCCCATCTACGTGCTGCTCTGCGCGTACGGCCCGCTGCACGGCGGGCACTGGTACCGCGACCATCCGCTCGAGCTCGACGCCCGGGCGGCCGAGGGGGACGCATGCCCGAGCTGACGATGACGTGCCCTAGGTGCTGGGGCCGCAAGTACGAAAGCAGCGACGCGCGGGTCGGCGCCTGTTCCGCCTGCCACGGCGACGGCGTCGTGCCGGACGAGCAGCTCTCCCCGCACTTCCGCCTCTCGGAGCTGCTCCGCTCCACCGAGGCGGCCAAGCGCAGCATCGAGAACCACCCGGCCGTCGCCGACGTCGCGAACCTGCGCGCGCTCTGTCGCGAGCTCCTCGAGCCCGTCCGTGCGGCGGTGGGGCCGCTGATCATCACCAGCGGACTTCGGCGCCCTGAGCTGAACCGGGCGGTGAAGGGCGAGCCGACCAGCGCCCACCTGGTGGGATGGGCTGCGGACGTTGTTCCGGTGCGCGGCCGCCGCGAGGACCTGATGGCCTGGATCGCCAGCTCGAGCCTCGCATGGGACCAGGCGATCCTCGAGCCGACGTGGGTGCACCTGGGCCTGCGGAAGCCGATCACGGGTGAGCAGCGGCGCCAGCTCCTTCGCAAGGAAGGCGGGAGGTACCCGGAATGGAAGGCAGCGTGA